GGGGACATAGTAGGGCGCAGCATGGCTATCAGATCAATGCCTGGTGCGTCAAAGCCGGTGGTCAGTACATTGGCATTGGTTAGGGCTTGGATGCGTCCTGCCTTGAATTCTTTGAGCATCCGGTCACGCTGGGCTGGCGCTGTCTCGCCGGTCACGCACTCGGCCACAATGCCCTCTCCTTGCAGCGCCTCGGCAATATGCTGGGCATGGTTCACCCCAGCGCAGAAAATCAACCACGACTTGCGCTCGGCCCCTAGTTTGATGATCTCGGCCACGACCTTGGAATTCTTGTCGGTGGTGTCCACTGCTGCCTGCAATTCGGCCTCGATGTACTCGCCGCCACGCTTATGCACCCCGTCCACTTCTAGCTTGGTGCGCGTGATCTTGCTTCGCAGGGTTGATAAATAGCCCTTGAAAATTAATTCCTCGATGCTTACCGGCTCAATCAGCGCTTCAAAGATGGCCGGTTTGTCCGTGATGTAGCCATGCCCTAGCCGGTACGGTGTGGCCGTCAAACCTATTACCCTGACGTTAGGGTTTGTCTCGTAGATGCCTGATAGCAGTGTCCGATAGCCTCCTTCGTCCTTGTGGCCGATAAGGTGGCACTCATCAATGATGATTAAGTCAACATGGCCTATTAGTTTGGCCTTGGAGCGCACCGACTGAATTCCTGCAAAGGTAATGGGTTCACCTAGTTCCTTGCGGCCAAGCCCTGCACTGTAAATTCCAAGCGGTGCATTGGGCCAGTGCTGGCGCATCTTTTCGGCGTTTTGAACAATCAATTCCTTAACGTGGGTAAGCATTAGCACTCGGGTTTCAGGCCATGATTGCAGCGCGTCCTTGCACAGTGCCGCGATGATGTGGCTCTTGCCTGATCCGGTAGGCAGCACTAGGCAAGGGTTGCCCTCGTTGCCTGCCTCGAACCATGCGTAGAGTTCGTTTATGGTGCGTTGTTGGTATTCCCTCAACATACGATTCGGCCACCAAAATCTTTACGCATATCAGCAATAAACTGGTTGCCGCTACCGCAAGCCTTGGCATTGGCAAGCAATTCCTTGCTACCGTACACGCCCTCGCCTGGTTCACCATTAGCCAAGCCCTGCCCGTCAATCTCATAGACCGCCACCCAATCGCTGGGGCTTTCTAGGCGCTTCCACGGCACCAGATCAGGATGCAACACATGGGCCTCGCAGCCGGTATGCTGCGCCTCAGTTGGCACACTGGCATCCCACTTGGCACAGTGCCAGGTGCTATCGGCCATCGGCGTAATGTGGGCGCAAGTACGGCAGTTGACCTCTTTGGTAGTCTTGCTTCCGTGGCAGAAATCATGCCCAGCGCACATCTTGCATTCAAACCAGGTGGAGTCAGTGCTTATCGGTGGTGGGATTCTGTCCGACAAGGCTAGGCGGTGGCCCTTGGCAATGGCCTTCACCGCATGGTCGCGGTCATACTCTAGGCGCTCGGTATAGATGCGGTCATCGTCCTTGCAGATAGCCACATACAAAGCCCGTTTCAACTCGGTGCCGTGCATATACACTTGGCATTGTGTGAAATGCATGGGCTTACTCTTTGCCACGCCATTTTTATCTAGGTCGTTGAACGACTTTAGGCTATGGGTTTTAAACTCCAAAACGTGCTCAGTTTTAGGCGCACCAGGTACGCCCTTGCCGATACCGTCTAGGCTTCCCCTAACGTGGCTCCCAAAATTTACTTGGTGCTGTGTGCCGGTTACGCTCATGCCAATGGCCCGCAGGTCACTGACAATGGTGGCCTCTTCATTGTTGCCACGGCGAAACAGGCGCAGGGTGCGGCCTTTGAATTGTTCTTGCACTGCCCACCGAAAGCTCAACCACATCCAGCGTTCGCAGTGGTGGCCCAAGGTACTGGCTCCCATGTGGGCGCGTGGCTTCTCTAGCCGTGCTTCGTGGGCTTTGTCAATCAGGGAAGTTATGGTAATCTCTGGTTCAGGTATTTTCATGTGTGTTCTCCTTGAGTATTGACCCCGCCCTAATCAGCGGGGTCTTTTTTTTACTTTTTAGCCCAAGGTGGTGCAGCCTTGGCAGGTGTAGCACTAGGTGCTACAGACTTGAACGGCACAGCGGCAGCAGGTGCAGCCCCATTCAAAGCCCTAAAGCCCTTGATCTCGTTACCGGCATACTCACCCGTCTTTACCGACAACTTAATGCCCAGATTCCCGCCAATCAACTGGTCGGTGTCCGATACCTTGCCAAGCCCAATAGCCCGCATGATCTCGCCAAGCTGCTGGCGTCCAATCTCCTCGGCCTTGGTACTGGCGTTCTTGATGTTCAGGTTTCCAAACACCACGCGACCTTGATGGCTCGGGCCGGTTACGGTGTACTTGCAGGCAATGTACTTGCCATCACCCGCTTTAGTTTCCTTAACCTCTGCACCAGTAATGGTGGCGTTATACCAACCCTCTGGGAGTGGTTCAAAGTTGCTGGTGCCTTTGGGCAGCGTATCAACGCTAAATTCTTCGTCTAAAAAAGCCATGATATTAATCCTTAGTGATAGTAAAAGTAGGGCGTCCAGGGGTGGACGTAATTGCACCAAGCAAGGGCTGGGTTACAGCGTCAGCCGCAGCACCCCATGCCTTCGCATTGATCTCGGGTTTCCAGCGAAAGAGGCTGGATAGATGTTCAGATAGACCAGCTTCAGCGGCCAGCACTTGCAACTTATCGGCATCAATCTTTTTGTTGATTCGGCCTTCTATCTTGATTACAAAGCCGGTGTCCTCTTTCTTCAAGGTGCCGTCCAAGTCTTTAGGGACGCCAAAGTAAATAGCTAACTGATCTTCAATGTCGCGGCGATCAGCCACTGCTTTGGTTTCTGTTTTTTTGGCGTCTAGCCATTGTTGGTATAGACTCATGCTGCACCGCCAATCTTGGCAATGATCTCGCCCAGATCAGGCGCTTCCCATGCGCTTAGTTTTCCACTACGGTCTTTGGCAAGCCATAGTCCATCGCTATCGCACATAAGCGCACGTTGAGTATTGCCCTCGGCATCCTTCTCCACCCGCAGCGCCAGCACTTCGTCAAAGAAGTAAGGCAATGCTTGGCCGGTCTTGTTGCCTGGCATAGATGGGCTATACAGTACACGCCCCATCTCGTCTTGGGTTTTCTCTAGCTTGGCGGTCATAAGCACATGGCGACCAGGGATGTCGCGGAATGCCCGAATGATGTCGGCCATCTGCTCCTGCATAGCGCCATAAGCAGCGCGTGGGTCTTTGTTTACCTTCTTCTCGTGGTTCAGGCAGACCTCAGCGATCTCGCTGATGCTGTCTAGCGCCACCGACTTGTACTCGGACTCCAGCACCCAACTGTAAGCCTCGCGTAAGTCATCCATACTGGTGATTTCCAAGTAAGGCAGGTCAGCGTCTTGGATAGACAATAATCCACCCTCGGCAGACAACACAACGGGGCTTGGCAATGTCTTAATCAGACTTGTCTTACCCGCACCGGCCTGTCCGTAGACAAGCAACTTAACACCGTTGGCACTAAGGCCGCTGGTGCGTTTTAACGATATAGCCATGTGGCTCTCCTTCTCTGTTTGCGTTACCGTCTGGACTCAGTTCGTAACGTGGTTGTATCTTAGCACAGGTTCGTGGTACAGTGTCAACAACTTTTTAACAAAGGATAAAAATAAATGTCAGACCTCGCAAGTATCCTTGGTGGCCCTTGGTCGCCACCAGCACAAAAACACATCGAATCACCAGAGGATCAGCTAAAAGACGCCATGCTTGGCGCAGGGCTAAAGCCACCGGAGGCCATACACCTAGACGGTAAAGTCCACCGATTTAACAGTGGCACCAAGGGAGAGAAAGGCCACGACAAGCCAGGTTGGTACATAGCCTTTAATGATGGCGTACCGGCAGGGCGCTTTGGTTGCTGGCGCTCTGGCGTAGAACTTACTTGGAAGGCAGACATTGGCCGCAGCCTGACGGTAGCCGAAGAAATGGCGCAGTCTCGCAGGCTCTCAGAGGCCAAAGCGCAGCGCGATGCAGAGCAAGCCAAGACCCGCGAAGTGGCCGCGAACACCGTGGATTTAATCTGGTCGCAAGCAGGTGCCGCAAGCCCAGAGCATCCTTACCTACAGCGCAAAGGCATACAGCCCAATGGCGCACGAATTACGGGTGACGGGCGCTTGATGGTGCCTCTGTATAACTTGGATGGCGAACTCTCCAGCATCCAATACATTGCTGGTGACGGTGATAAGAAATACCACCCAGGTGGACAGACCGGATCAATGTTTTGGCTAGTTGGCAGCATGGATGATGCCAGCACTCTCTACATTGCCGAAGGCTTTGCCACAGCGGCCACCATAGCCGAAGTGACGGGCCAGCCTTGCGCCGTGGCGTACAGCGCAAGCAACCTAGTGCCGGTGACTAGAATTTTAAAAGCAGCACATCCGGCATTGGACATTTGCATTGTTGCCGACAATGACGTTAGTGGTGTAGGCCAGCGCTACGCAGAGCAAGCCAGCGCAAAGTTTGGGGTACGCATGACAACACCGCCAATTGAAGGTGACGCCAATGACTACGTTCAAGCAGGGCACGACTTAGCGCTGCTTTTAAAGCCCCAAGTGGCAACGGACTACCTAATTCATGCCGATGGTTTTTCAGAGCAACCAGCGCCTATATCGTGGCTTGTGAAGCACTGGATACA